CTGTCCCAGCGCCCGTTCCAAATCGGACAACTTGTCTCCACGTACTTCAACGTACATACAACCTCCTTAGTGTGTAGTCATTTTATATGCGATGACCATCATTCGGTCAATCGATTCATTCAAGAACTTCGTTTGATTTGTCGGTGATAACTTGTCGGCGGTCAACACCAGTAACTTAGCGGTAAATTGATCCACATATCGTTCGTCGATTCTTGCTGGAATACCGGATTCCGCTACCGAACGTAACGATTCCAATTTATTTTCCATGTTCGTATGAAACCCCCACGGACCCACGTTGAAGATTTCTGGAATGACGTACCGAAACTTACGCATCAACGTTCCTGCGGTAGAATTCGCCTCGTTTTCGACATCGGACCCGTCCTCTCCGTTCAGTTCCTTACCATCCTCTCGTTGCTTATGATGTACCAATTCGTGAGCAAGTGTCCGTAGTACATCGACGGGGTGTCGGATTCCCTTGACGATAACGATTTCATCCGATTCAGGATTGTACGTACCGAACGTCATATGTTGTGCCGCATATGCATCGTCCGCAAACTTGATGTTTTTTGGTAATGTTTTCATACCAAGTTCCTTGACGACGAATTTGACGAACTCCTTCGCAAGTTTCATGGTATTACTTGACTTCGCTCAAGAAATCGTAGATAAGGGAATCGATACGAACGTACGGTCTGACGATTCGAGGTGCCGAATTTTCGTTGATGAATGCACCTCGGGTACTGGGATTGGATACAATATCAAAGCAAATGAGATTGAAATCATCCTGTACTTCGACCGTGTTTTCCCCGATGGAACGTACGGACCCCATACCACGGGATGAAACACCCAGTCTGATATTGTTTTTGATGAGTTCCCGTACGATATTACCCGAAGGTGTGGAAAGAATTTCAATATTTCCACGGACGTTTGGTCCGTCAAACCACAGGTCCGTGACGTTGCAACATACGTTTTTCAGATTGACCACGGGACTCTCTGGATGATCGAGTTCCCCGACCGCTCGACGTTCGGCAATAAAATTCTTCTTGTATTCCATCACTTCACGTTGTAATACTTCCTGCGGGTATACTCGTTTGTTCTGATTTTCCTTTCCTGCAGCTTGTAGCAATACGTTCTTCAAAATAAGAGAACCGTTTGGGTTTGCTGCTTCGGCAATGATGTCCTTCGTATATTCAATGACGTTGTATTCGACCAATAAGGTTTTCATATCATGTTCCTCTGATTTCACGGATTGTTGCTGCAAGACCTAATAATCTGTTTTCAAGTTTCAATAACCCCTGTTGGGTTCTTCTGTACAACGTCTCACTTGCTATGCCCGATTCCTTTTGTAAACGGGTATTCATACGAACCGTACGTTCCATCTCGTCCAACATACGGTTGACCTCCGATATTGCCTTGGCAATTTTTTGTGTAGGCGAGGCACTTTCATCACGTTTATATTCATGGTATGGTATTCTTGCCTCGGACACCTGTTCCAGTGTATCTGCACGGCGTCCAAGTTCCCGTTTTCCACGAGGGGTTATTTTCATACCCAACATGGACGCAATGTGACGAATTCTGTTTCTGTTCTTAGGGACATTTCCACTGAATGCCGCCGGAATATTATATCCGGCCACGTTTCCCGTGGTCGTCATTTCATTCAATTCTTCCTCAATTATCTGACGAATCATTCGTCTAAGTACGTCGGCACGATTCATAGGGACTTGAGTTCCGTGAGAATTTCATATGCTATCAACAAGGCGGTCATATGATTTTCCTTTATGGTGGATGCAGATTGTATTGCCTTGAGTTGCGTCACGACTTCCGCTAATTTGATTTTGGTAACACTGTCCGAAATCTTGACGGTATGGATACCAAGTGACCGAATCAACTGTTTGCACTCCGTTTGGATATGGGATTTCAACTTGGATTGATTCGATGAATTATAAATGTATTCCTGTAGTAATTTCTTCTGTTCGGGTTGAAGATTCTTGTATTTCTTGTTGAATCGTTCCAATAGAATCTTGTACGTCAGGAATCTGGTACTGTCTTCCTGATTACGGATGACCGACGACAGTTCCGTGTGTTCCTTGATTTGTTTGCTGACGGAATTTCCGGTAAGGTATTCCACCACGGTAAACTGACTGTTTGCCACCTCCTGTATCAACGCAATGTTGTTTGTCCGTAAATTTTCAAAGATCTTATATACGGATGCGTAAATCTTGTAGGAGGGGATACGGGTGGAAAAGAATTCCTTTAGGTCAAAGGTATTCTTGATTTCACGTATCAAATTATACTTTTCCAAGTACAGTTTCTTCTGATTCAACGTTTTGTGTTGTTCCGACACCAGATTGAGGAATTGGAATGCTTTTTGTTCCGATAGGTTATGTACGGTAAAGAACGCACGATACAACATCAATTCCTTGCCCAATTCCGTCTTGGGACTGAAGAATTCCCGCATAAGTTTTACCGCAGGTCCGTTTGGACGATTTTCGATTACGTCTGCGGTAATCTGTCGTACCAGCAACTCAAACAGTATACCGGTATTTCGTATCTTATTGTGCCGTACACTTGGTTTCATAAAGCATTCCGTGAAGAAAGTATGTACATATAGTAAATAGTTTGTTTTTTGTCAGTCATTCGAAATTTCATCAATCGACAAATCGTTCATCTCACTCAATAAGGACATGGGTTGTTGTCCAGTTCCACCCTGCTTGAGTTGGTTTATGAACGCTTGTACGTTCGTACGTTCCATTGCCAATGGTGACCGGTACGGTTGCTTCCTACGGGGACGCATCGTTCCCTTCAATACGTCACGAATTTGTCTTGCACCAATCGGGTCTCTTCCCCGAGCATGTCTATCCGTTCCATATCGAACGGGTTCCTTCGGTCTACCGACCCCTGCCTCTTCCAATTCCACTTCGTCCAATCCTTCTTCCTGTGCAAGTTCTTCCTCGGTGGGTTCCTCCAACGAGGCAAGAATCTCATCCACATCATCCAGCTGTTCCTCTTCGGGGGCAGGTGGTGGTGTTTCAGCTGGGGGAGCCTCACCCTCTGGTGGAGGTGGTTGCTCTCCACCTGTGGGGGAAGGTTGTTGTCCTCCTTCGCCCGGTGGTACTTCCCCTTGTGGGGGGACCGGAGGTTGTGGGGGTTGCGCCGCCATCTGTTCCGTTACGGAGAGTTTACCCATCTTCTCGGCGTCCTGCTCCAACTTCTCAAATTCCTTCTGTGCGTCATCTTCTGAAATTTCAAGGATGTTATGGTATACCCAATCCCGTGACAGGAACTTACTTGCCACGATATTGTTTGCCAATGCAATTTTCTGTGTCCACAGGTTGATTTTTTCCTGTTCGTAGATGACCGATGGACTGGTCATGTGTAATTCAAAGTTCACCAAGTCCTCGTCGGTATACCCCTGTACATACAAATGGATGATTGCAATCTTGGTTAGTTCGGACAACACGATACGTTGAATGCGTTCAATCGTACGTGCGAACCGTACGTCCTGTGCCGCCAAGGAGGCTTTTCCACTATTGTCTTCCTCGTATCCCAAGAACGACTTTGGTACCTTGAATGCAGCCATCAGTTTGTTACGAAGATATTCGATGTCTTCGATGGCATTGAACTGAAGGCCTGGAAGATTGGTGATATCCGTCCCAGAATCCTTTCCACGTACGGGAAGATAGAAGTCCTCCGTGATATTCATCATGTTGTACCGAAGGTTGTAGTCTCCTGTCTTGGGGTCCACCAACGGTGTCTTCTTCATACGGTCAATAATACGTTGCATGTGCGTATCGATTTCCGCAGGTGGAATGTTTCCAATATCCACCAATATCTTACGTTTGTCGGGAGCACGCATGATACGATGAATCAACATTGCGTCTTCCATCAATTGCAGTTGCTTCCACACCCGACGACCACCTTCGACCATACTCTTTCCATATGGGAGGAAATTCGTATCGGAAAGAAGTCGGAAGTGGGCTATCTCGTAGTTATCGAATTCCTTCTTCCCCAGATTGAGAAAATCGTTTTCAATCTTGAACTTGACGGAAAACGGACTTGCCTCTTCCTTTGGAGGAGTGACGGTATTGGTACCCTCGGGATTGGATAGTCCCTGGCCTTCGATACGAATGGTTTCGTATACAGAAAGGGGGATGACGTTGATGATTCCGTATTCTGGATGAATATCCAGAAACAGGAAAAAGTCCCCATACTTCGCCATGTTACGAATCCACGGCCACAGGTTAAACTCAATGTTGAGAATGTCGTAAAACAGATTATGCAGAACGTCTTGAATTTGTTCGTTCTTTGAACGGATACTGAGTATTTGACCGAACTCGTCTTTAACGGTTGACTCGTCCGCATAGATGTCCATCACGGAAGAAATGATGGGATCGTTATCCATCATGTCATAGTCACGGAACAATTGTAGTCGTGACCCGTGAAATGCTGCTGCTGCCTCAT